CGCTGCGGCGCAGTACGCAAGCCGTACAGTTTGGAATCACCGACAACAATCGAGCTATCACCGTTCAGTGCCAAATCTTCGACTTTTTCAACCACACGACGCAAGCTGTTATTGCGTGCGGCCGCGTCAGGTGAAAATCCTTCGGTTTGCGCAGTGTGCATATCGCGCCAGCCGTAGGAGAAAGTCGAATCAATGATCGGCAATGGCGTACCGTGGTAGTCGTAAACGACATTATCGGTTTTCGCCGAACTGCGTCCGTCCAGTGAGATGTTGACCGATCCACTATCGCTTACGGTCATGAAGTGGTGAACCAACTTACCGATCGGCATTGGTTTTGAGATTGAGGCTAAATCATTAAAGATAACCAAATCTTCACGCTGTAATGCCACGGCTTCGCGATCCCATGTTGCCCAAATATCCTTAGGTAATGTGAGCGCGTTACCCTCCAACAGCCCTGCGGTATTTGCCGCCATAATCGCATGCTTGCGATCGTAATTTTTACGCTCATTGATGATGAACGCTTCTTGTTCTTTCGTAAATTTCAACATTGTTCAGCTTCCTTATGCTTTTTTGCTGTAAAAATTCGCCACAACGACATCGCCGAACGCCTTATGCTTACTAGAGGCTTCGGTAACAGTGCGCCCTTTTGCTTCGTCAAAGAAGAACATCACAACATCACCCTCGGCAGTTGCCGGAGCTAACTTGCCGTCGGTGTCAATAGTCAGTTCTTGGCCGTGCGTGTAAGCGCCATCTTTCAATTGCAAGAAATACTCATGTTCTGGCTCAAGGCGGAAAGCAATTGCCGTTTCACCGGCCTTATACGCGTCATGGATTGTTTGCCCCAAATAACGGCTATTTTGCAAGACAAAGCGGCGACCTTTTGCGTCAGTTGCTTTCTCAAATTTGCCGTCAACAATTTTTACAACCGTACCGGGCTTCAACGCCTCTTTAATCGGTAAGTTGATTGTCTTCGGCTCACGCTCTACCGGTCCGCGATAAATAACATTTGACATTATTGATTCTCCTCTGTGTTCAGTGTGTAACCGTTCCATTCGCCGTCGTCCGTATTACCTTTGAATGCAGGATTTAGCTGTGCGGTACTTTGTGTTTTGGCATAAAGCTCAGTTAGCGCCTCGCCGTTCAGTGCATTGACCGCACTTTCAGACATGCCGAATTTTGCTTTTACCGCTTCACGCATTTGTGCTTGTTCCGCATTTGCGTTGGCTTGCAGCTGTTCGGCAATTGGCTTTAATGCTTCGTTGACGGCTTTCTTGATCTTCTCATCAAGTTTTTTGTCGTCTTGTTCATCTTCGGGCTTTTTGTCTTCTTTCTTCGGCTTCGCCTGTAACTCGTTGTAAGCCGTTAAAAGTTGATCATCATCTAAACCCTCGACCGTAACACCGGCGGCATTTAATGCTGATAAGATTTTGTTTTTCATTACGTTGTTTTCTCCATTGGTTTTGATTTCGTCATAATCGACTTTCTTAACGACTTCAACGCGCACACCAGCAAAAACTGCTTGCCCGTTATCATCGATTAGGTACTTCTGCTTGTATCGCTTGCCTGACTCCTCGTAGATAAATTCGTCAGGGTAAACAGATTCGATCCACTTGTACGGCTCACCACCGCCCAACGCGGTATAAAGCCGATCGTGTATTTCGCTAAATGACAGCTTTGAGTTCGCAGAAAAGAAAAACCGCACTTTGTCTAATAGCGTCTCTTTCGTGCAGTCTGCCGCCTCTGCCAAATTAACGGTTTCAACCGCCAATTCTTCGCCTTGCTTATTGACAAAAATCCCCACCCCGTCATCAGGAGTTGCGGCACCTTGTTCATCAAGCAAAATAGCAACGTGATCGAACTGCATGTTCGTAGCGATCCAATCGTATTTTTTGCCTTTTGAATGTCCGGTTTTATATTCGCGCTGCAAGTTAAGCCCCGTTGAAATATGGATAGGCTCTGCGCTTTGATTCGTAACAAGTCCGTCTAGCCGCTCAATCAAGCGCTGACCGCTTTCGCTGCTGTTTGCAATACGCTTGTTCACTTTCATGTCGATCAGCACCTTATCGCCCTCTTTTCGGGCATTAACGCACCATGCGCCGACATAAAATTTATTGACCGCCACTGCTTCATTGGCTGAAATATATTTGCCGTCAATCTTCGGATGTCCGAACGGCATTAACTTGCCGTCCAGTGTGTTGTAGCCCTTATCGATCTCATCTGCCGGATATAACCCTTTGTTCATCACAATGTCGTCAACGACGGGCACAATATCGCGCACGACAATGTGTTCATCGCCGTCTATCGTTTCGGTTGTGATGTTTTTGGAGTTGATAACCGACAGCACGTTCACGCTATTACGCTTCATGCTGTGATTTCCTCTTAGTGATGTTAAGCCATTTTTTACGCTCTTTGGCGTAGGTGTCTAAAGTAGATTGCGGTGTATCGCCATGAATAACGACTTGTGATTTACAGTAACAGTTAAAACGGTTGCCGCCTTGCCGATACCATGCCTCTTGTTCATCGACCGTGAAAATCCGTCCATGTCGGCTTGCGTGGTGTCGCCTTGTAGTATTTTTCAGTGCTGAGATATGCAAGATTCGGGCATCAAGTCCGAGTTCATCTTTAATCTCACGCGCTTCCGCCCATTCCGCCCGGCGATAAACTGACAGCTGCTCAGTTTGCGCCATGCTTTTCGCTCTTGCCATGGATACATCTAACCGCTTGCTGATTATCTCTGCCGTCTCTCGTATATTTGTGCCGCGCGCCACCGCCTCGCTGATGGTGTGAACTAAATCCGCTTTGGTTTGCGCTGTCAGCCCTCGCCACGATTCATAAAAAAGCTGCTGTGCAATTGCTAGCCGCCCCATATAAGCCTCGCTAAAGATAACCGTATGCAAAGGACGGTTTAAAGCGTAAAGCTCTGACTGCTGCGCCAATGACGACTGCACTGATACCGTTGCTTGCTTTTGCGCCTCATCAAGATAAACATCAGCCCAGAATGCACTCGATGAATCCTCGTCAAGTAGCCAATCTTCGAGTATGGTTTGCACTTCGTCGGTAAAGTGCGCAAACTCTTCCGGTGTCATATCGTAATCAGCGGCACCGGCATTCACAAAGTAAATCATCGGTTCGGGCGTAAATTCACGGCAGACTATCGCCGATCGCTGACTTTCTGCGTTTACCGTTTTTTCGCGCAATTTAGAGCTGATCAACTTTTTAAGTGCGGCATAAATCCCTTGATACCGCCGCTCAATATCATCAAACAGCTTTTTGACCTGCCGCCCCATACCTACCGGATCGGCTTTATTGCGCGGTAATATCGGATTTCGATTTGCTTTCTTCTTCATCGTCTTCCGCCTCTTTTTCGCCGATTTCAGGCGGTACTAAATCCTGTTCTGATAGCGGTTCAAGCTCCATTGCTGCCCTGATTTCGTTTGGCTCAACCGCCGCAACACCATAGGCGCGCAAAGTTGATTCTGCTACCGTTGCCAACTCCTTAGCATTCGCAATCTTTTCTTTTTCGCTCGGCGCTAACAAATCCGACCACATCACTGTAATTTCGCTTGATTGCGGCTTATCGACAATACCGAATTGCACCAGTCGATTTAAAAGCTCAACGATAACATCGGATAAAAAGCCATTGCGCCGAGCATTACAACGGTTAGCCCAGTCTGCCTTGTCCTCGTCACTGGCTAATCGCCCTGTTTGCTGCCCGAATAAAATCGTAAATGGAATTTGTACCGATGCCGCAAACTCATTTGCTGCCACCGTCCAACTGGGAACAGGATCGGCAGGCGCTACTGACAATACGCTCGCCTGTCCCTCTTGCATGACTAACGCTGAATCGGTACCGGAATTGAGCTTTTTAAGCTGTGCATTAAGCGCCTCAGCCAAACCGCTATAACCCTTTTCTTTGGCTGCGTCAATGATATGCTGGATATTGGTTTCCTTGGAAAAATTGATTCCAAGCTGACGACTGGCATTTTTCAAGAAACCCTCGGCGCTGCCGCCAGACACTTTTTCGAGGTCAAGCAACTTGTTATAGCCCGAATTGAGTAATGACACGCCACTATTCGGATCACTGTCTTCCGTCCCCTCGCTAAAAATAATGATTCTGCTTTTATGGATTTTAACGCTACGCTGCTTATTGTCGTTGCCGACTTCCGATTCATTAAACTGATAAAATATCGGCTCGCCATAATCCTCCGCCGTTTCGTCCGTTTGCCACTCAATCGGGATTAATTGCTTTTGCCATGCCGGAATCAGCTTAACTAATCCGTTTTCCTTTAGGGTTTTTAGCGACAGGTCATCGACAGGCTCTTGCCATTGCTTGCCGTCTCTCAACTGTAAAATGAGTGCGCTATAGTTTCCTATCAGATTACGCCGATCCGCGTCCTTGATTTTGCCGATATGCTTTTTAAGCAGCTTAGTTACTGACTGCTCCCATTGCGATGTCGTTTTTGCCTCCTCGTCCTTTTCGCCGTCAATAATTACGGGTAGGTCCGACCAGCATTTATCAAGCACCCTATGCACGGCGGCATAAGCGGGCGCAATGCGATTATAGGCTTTGTAGTAATGATCGAACGCCAAGTCTTTAGGATAGCCAAACTCGTCATACAGTTTGACCCGTTTTGTATTGCCGTCAATTACCCCCAAGCCGGATAAATATTTAGCCCGATTATCACCCATTGCGCTATTTACCATAATTTCAGCAAGTTGATTTATTTCGATTGTCTGTTCCATTTTTCTGCCTTATGAAAAGAAAATACCCTCTGCTACTGGCTGATATAGCTCGGTTAATGCGTAAACGGCTGCGTCCAGCCTGTCGGGCGATTTTTTAGAAATTGCCGGGACATATTCCATCATCTGATTTTCCAGCGAGTAAAGATTTCCGTTGTGCGCCACTTTGCCAAGCTCATATAACGCCGAAATTGGCTCTGCTCGTGCATACTTGCTCTTATTAGCGTGTATGCGGATAATGCGCCCCTTAAAGCCCGCATTGCGTAGCGTATCGACTGCCATATCGCCACCCTGATTCGTCTCAATCACAATTGCGTCAGCATCATGATCGTGATAAGCCTTGATTGCTTTATCTGCCCAACCTTTCGGGCTGTAGCGTCCGGAATAGTCGCCGTCTACTGAATACATGCGTTGATCACCGTAACCATAACAACTCGCTACAGCTACGCCTGATTCGTCACTTTCTTCAGAATTTGTCGCTTGCGGATCAACAGCCACCACCGTGCGGACTTTATCAATAATGATTTTTAGCGACTTAGCAAAATTAATCATCACCTCACTCCATAGCGCACCCTCCGCATTAAACCGCTTAGGTGCTTGCATATACTGCGCTTCCGCTGTTCTGCGGTGTGAAAACAATGCTATGCGGTGTGATTCATTATGCTTCGCTTCCCACAGCCAGCCGTCCGGTAAGTTATGATTGATCGGTATGCCGTGTGTATTTTCTTCGGGGTAAGGCAATGACTTGTCGATAAGCACCGGTAAATTTAAGTGGTGCCATTGCTCACCGCTGCCTCCTCGCAACAAATATCCGCTCAGATCGTGATAATGTATGCGCTGCATGATGACGATAATCGGCACAGTCTCAATCGCAAGCCGTGACTTGATTGTTTCGTTGAATCGGTTGTTTACGCCGTCACGCACCACGTCAGAATAAGCGTCATCGGGCTTAACTGGGTCATCTATAAGTAATGCGCCAGTAAAGCCAGATTCCATATGCCCAGCACGAAA